CGAGCTTGAAACGGATCTTTGTAGTTAGGAACGTAAAGAATATTGGCAAGTCGATTTGTCTCATAGAGATAAATCTCATCCCAAACTTTTAACGCTTCCTTGGCATTGCTAGAGCGAATCGTACGGTCAACGTCACCAACAATGTTTTCAATACGTGTCGAAGGAGAAGATGCAACCTCTGTCTTTTTCTCGGCAGTGTCGCAGCGCCCAACCTGGATAATAATTTTGTCGTAGAAGTATGAATCAGGGACAGTGTTTAACGCTTCCTCCAAACGAGCATAGTCGCCCGCCGGAACAGAAACGGTGAAGTATCCCAAATGATACCTAACCCTACTTTTGTCGAAGTCAGATAACTGCACTTATACGACCCAGGATATTTTTATTATAAAGCAGGAAATCAAACAGCTTCGTATCCTGTTGTTAATCCGTACGCGGCAAATGGATTCATTGCTGTTTGAAGAACGTTGCCAAGGACTTGTTGTTTAAATGAACCAAGTAATGTCTGTGGTTCTTTCTTTTCTTCTTTCTTGCGTGGCTCATAATTTGTACCAAGCATAAAAGCTTCAATCAAATCACCGGTACGACGCTGAGCTTCGTCATATCCAATTTGTGGTGGTGTTGTAGTGGCGACACTGGTATTGCTTAGATCTGTTGCTTCACCCAAGGTTTTCATATGGCCGTAGCCCAGTTCATATTTCTGATCCGGCGTATTCCAGGTAGCAAGGTTACCGTAACCCCCTGCATTTGGCCTAGGAGTAAATTTGACATCACCTTCAATATAAATCTCAGTACCCTCTTTACCAGCGTAGTCTCGTCCCCGGTGATACCTGCTTGCACCGGCAATGCCTGTGTTGCGTGGGCCCCAGCCGGATGTCATTGTGAGTCCGGCGGCTGGATTTAAAATAAGCTGACCGCTTTTATCTTGAATATATTTGGGTACGCGATTTGGGCCAACGCGTACATTTAAAAACTTGCTCCTGTGGATACCAGGATCTTCGTATTCGCCTGTGGTTAAATTTTTTACATAAGCATGCAAATGTGGGCCACTAGAAACACCAGTGGAACCAAGCTGTCCAAGTCTTGTAATCTTTGCCATGATTACATTTTAAAACAAGAAAACCCCCGGTTTCCCGGGGGAATCATGAGATGAGATTAAACCCTAATCAGATCAGCGGCAAGGACCGCGCTCCAATCAACTCTTTTGATTTGTTTTAACTGCTCAAGACTATTAAATCTTTCACCCGACAAAGACATCTGAAGATCTTTGATTTCCCGAGCAGTTTTTAAACCAATGCCCTTGATATGATCAGCGATCATTTGAGCAGTGGCTGCGTTGATATTCAATCGGGTATCAGGGGGAAAGGTGCGAGGCTCTTCTTGAGATGCACGATCTTTTACCTGGAGAGTTTTAACTTTTTTGGTTGCATTCTCGTCAGGTTCGATCTCGGTCTTGTAAACGGTATAAAGGCGACCATCCTGATCTTCGACCATGAACCAGTCGCCGTTATCCCATTCGCTTACAACTTTGACACGAGCACCATTTTTTTTGTGTTTATAGAGCATAAGGACCAGGATTAAATCTCTGGTCCTAGTTTACCCCAATCAGCTAACAGTGCGGCCAGTCAGATAGCCATCAATGTCTTCGTAGCCAGGAGCAACATCAGGCTGGACGTAGCACACTTCCACAACCAGATAACCGGTGCGGCCAGCGCTAGAGTCACCGCTAGAGATGTAGAAACCACCGGAAGTAGCGGTAGCATCTGCACCACGCTTAGCGAACACCCTGAAGGTAGTAGCGCCAGACACCGGGTAGTTGATGTTGCTGGCCGTTACACCAGCGGCACCAGAGGCGGTGAGGAAGGGATTGGTGCTATAAGCAGCAGAACCACCAGCGAAATAGATTTCGCCTGCTTGGGTACCAGACACGGTGGAAGCGAGGTTAGCCTGCGCCACGCCTTCAGCATCACCAGAAGCAGCCGTGGGGCTACCACCATTGCTGCGACCGAACGAAATCACGTTACCGGTAGCGGCATACACACCAGAGGCAACACGGCCATCACCCCAGCCAGAAGCAACGGAGATGGTGGCGCGATACACGTAAGCAGGCAGGGTAGTGCTGCCAGAGATCACCATGCCGGTAATGTCAGGACGGGTGTCATCCTGACGATAAGGCGAGGGAACGATCACGCTTGCGCTCGAAACGGGACCAGCGCCAGAAGTAGCGGTCACGGCAACGTAACCACGCTGCTGGAAGTAACGATAGCCAGGGACAGCCAGCACCGAAGTGGGGCCGCCCTTGGAACCGTCATCAGTGCCAGCATAGTCGGCATCAATGTTCTTGTACCAACCGTTCAGGGGTTCTGCCCAGTTACCAGGGAAGATCTTTTTAGCAGACAAATAAGTCATTTATTTCTCCTTATTGTTTGTGTTGAGAATTATCAAACAGTGCCGTCGTCGGACACGTAGCTGAAAGCAGTGGTAACAAAATCCTTATTCAGAATTTCAAAACCAGCGTACAGTTGCCAGATCAGAATAATGAAACGGCTGAAGTCATCGTTGTTGTTGATCAGCACCTGAGCGTTCGGGCCACCGATACCAACACCAACAGCTTGAGGACCGAAGAAGTAACCTTGGGCCACTTCTTGCGAAGTGTAGGTGGAACCACCATTGAACGAAGTGTTGATGCTCTTGGTCGGGAAGTTAGTCGACTCGAAGAACTTCACACCTTCAAACTGCACACCAGTCGGCATGACGGGTTCACCAGCCAGGAAATAACCCTGACCAGCTTGGGGACCCATGTAGAAGCTGGCGTTGTTGGGCATCCCAGGATTACCCATGTACATGCCCTGACCGGGGTTGCCAGCATAACGGGCAATCTCACGGAAGTCAGGATCACGACGCAGGTGCATCATGAAGGTGGGATCGCAAATGCAGCGATACAGACCATCGGCGTAAGTAGGAACGTTACGCTTACGGAGGTCTTTCACCACGGTCAGCAGGTCAGTACGCACCTGGAACTGCTGCACTTCATCACCGTACTCGGTGCTAGTGTAAGAGATACGACCCGAGGAATCTTTGACCTTGCTACCAGGGAAGTAGTAACCACCTTGAGTAGTAGAGGCAGCACCATTGGCTTCAGCTTTGGCGAGTTCATCGATGAACACGCGATCACGCCAACGGCGATAGTCGTCGAGCAGGGTCAGGCTGCCGATCGACTGGTGGAACATGTTGAGATTACCAGTGTCCAGCAGCATGCGCTGGGCGGTAATCAGAGTCTCACGAGCAATCTTAAAGGTGCTGGGCTGAGTCGGATCACCCGGATCAGCAGGACCAGTGTACTCTTTCAGTACAACAAGGACCTTTTCCTTGGTGATGTTGCGGCTGTTAGCGGTACCGATAGTTTGATCGGCAATACGCTCCCGGCTATCTTTCGTGCCAGGAGTACCCCAGAACTTATAGCGATCGAGCTGAACGGTTTGACCAGGCTGGCGGGTGAAGTCGTGAACGACCACCGGCTCTACTGCCATTTCAGCAATGTATGCAGGATGCGGACGGTAAAGTTCCGCACCAAGGATTTTTGGGAAATCTGTATCAAGAAACACTTTTTAATATCCTCCAGAGTCGCAGGACTTGTGGGTGAAAGATTTAGACAAGTTTTGTCTTATCTAAAACAAATTTTAGCAGGATCTAATTTTTTAATTAAATAAGCAAATTAGACCAGCTGCATGTTACTGGAACCGTAGGATTCAGGATTAATTCCTTGTTGCATTCCAGGAATTCCAATGGCGTTGTAGATGTCTGCACCACCGCCACCGGCAAGGCCACCAATACCAGCAGCAACAGGTACCGCTAAACCACCACCAACCGCAAGGGTTGTTGGCAGCGTACGAGCACTATTCACAGCTTGTTGAGCAGCAATCTTTGCTGCACCAGCAGCAGTGTCACCGGAACGCCGAGCTTTACTGGCAGCACGGATCGCATCAATGGCATTTTTCTTGCCAAGGACCTGAGCACGTGGCGCAAGACCTGCAACAAAACCTGGCACTGCAGCAAGGGAAGCCGCATTAAGTGCTTCCATGCCCAAACGAAGAGTGCCTTCGCCTCGTTCGTCATCCATTACATTGCCAATAAGGGAGCCACCAGCGCCGAGAACAGCGCCGGTAGCAGCTCCAATCAGTGGTCCGTATTTACCGGCTAACACTGAATCACTCCATCACGAACAGTTTGTTGGCAACAGTTTGAGGCTGAGCCTGATTCAGAACACGCCAGGCATTCTGGGGATCACGCGCCATCATTTCGTTGAAGGTGCCCCAGAAGTTTTCAGGCTGCTGAGGAGCGGCTGCAGCGGGAGGAGCAGGAAACTCACCAACCTGACCGTAAGCAGAGGTGGTGGGATAACCACGGGTTTCCAGTTCAGCTTCGCTTTCATACACCGGGCAAGGACCTTCAGGACCGAAGAACTTGAGGGTGTAATCGCTCAGTACATCAGGATTGGTCAGAATCTCGTTATAAGCAAGATTCTCCTGGTGCTCATTAACTGCAAAGTTGGCATAACCAACGATCAGATTTTGGGCACGTTCGCCCCAGGTTACAGCACTATCCAGCATTTGCTCAAGCTGGACGGCGTAGTTATTTAGGACGGCGGGAGCTTCGATTCCGAACGCGTCGATTACTTGGCGGCTTTCCTGCCCCATCCCCAGGTAATCCGCGATCGCCTCCAGTGAGGGACCCGAAGAGGTTTGGGAAGAGCTGGGAGAGTAATCCTGGCTGGGCGACCAAGTCGGCTGAGCCGATGGTTGCATAGCTGGGCTGTTGACTTGGCCGTAATTCGCCGGGGTAAATTGAGTCGGCGGAATCGATGGTTGAGCCTGGAACGGGGATTGAACTGGTGCGCTCAGCAGGTTCACCACCTTGTTGAACGCCGATTCCCAGGGATTCCCCGCCGGTTCCGAAGTCGGTTGGGATTGGGGGGCGTACTGAGTAGGGGCGGATTGGTAACTGGGGCTCGCCTGTGGAACTGCTTGGGGGTAGCTGGTACCCACCTGATAAGCCACTGGAGCTGCCTGGTAGCTGGGGGCTTGTGCCTGAGCTGCCGGAGCTGCCACCACGTAGCTGCTCGGGGCTACTGCTACTGGTGCTGGGCTCGTCTGTGGGATCGATTGGACGGTAGCGTCCTGCATAACTCATCTCCTTTTGTAATGCTTCTAAGGTGCGATACAGATATGGGGTTAAATCCAATCGCGGATCCGCAGCCATCGGTAAATCCGGTGATTGCGGGTGGGGAGTCTGCATCATTCCCCCCACAAGGCGAGCAAATTGAGAATATGCATTCTGCAATTCATTCACCATCCTGAACGGGAACCCAGATAACATCTCGGCCCTTTCCTCGTCCGTTTTAGACGGAAAGAGGTATTTCAGTGCTTCAATGCTATCAACACCTAATTCCTGAAGGTTCCTAACAACAATAGAGTTGTTAAGAATATCCTGCGTTGAATCTTCATACACAGGACCAGTCCAGCGCCATAACATTGTTACGTCGCCATCAGGAATAAGGCCAATGACACCTGGTGGAATCATTTTTGTTTCCACGCAAGCCATCATGATCTCTTTGATTTGATCGTTAAATATTTTCATTGCTTCCTTGTAGCCGTTAATATCTGCTTCGCTTGCATCTTCAGGCAGATCAATAGGTTTTTCAATACCAGCGGCAGCCGCCAATGATTGACGGAACATTTGCTCTTCCTGGTAAATAATTAATTCAAGGCAACGACAAATGCCGTATGTATAAATTGCGTTTGCTTTTTTCTTGGAAGTTGCAGAAACGCGACCAAACAAAGATTTATACTCTGTTGCGGTCACGCCTGCAGAAATAGAAAGCTCGTCAACGCCTCCAAGGGCTGTACGAATCTCTTCCCGATATTGACGAGCAAATTGATTTTGATCACCAGTGATAGCATCTGGAACAATGTAACCAACACGATCATTTGGTTCCAGGTTTGCAATAATACGTGGAACACGGATCTGGCCATCAACGCCACGGCTAACTGGATCAGCCTTAAACATTGATGCGCTCAATTGAGAAGGACTTGTAAAACCAGAGTTTGCCGCAATAGAAGGACGTTGAACAACAGAATCTCCACCGGCCTCAATCAGATCTGTCTTGGGACGAGAAGAAAGAAGGGTTGGGTTACCAAAGAACTGAACGTTCTTACGCATGGTGCGAACCATTTCGTCATGCGTGACAATATGGTTTGCCATCGCATCGAATTCACCAACACCCTCATTAGCAAAGCCTTTGGGGTTGTTAAAGATTTCAACGCAAGGAATAAAACCGAGTGTATTCTTAAACGTTTTCGTTTTGCCTGTTACAGCGTATTCAGGAAGATCAAAAGACAACTCGCCTTCCGAATGAGTTTCTTTAATTTCTTTTCTTTTAATTGACAGACGGATGTAACGACGCGATCCGTTGTTATCTCCGATAGATTTTCCGGTTAAATTTGTTTGATTAATGTCAGCACCAAATCCGCCTGGACGACGAATTTTATAGCTGTAGATCACCACAACTTCATCAAGCTCGCCGTCTACGTTGTAGAACGTTCGGTATTCATGCTCTCGGAAGTAATAAATCCGATAGTTGATTTTAGTTGGACGAATGTAAAAAAGACCTTTTCCATCACAAAGGAAATAATCCCAGATGGAATCAAGGCGAACATCGATTTGATTGTATTTAATTACGCGATCAATAAAATCTTTGCGTTGGTTACCAAAGTTATCCTGGCTGGGAAAGAATTCAACACCCTGGCGGATGCCGAACATTTTCATCTGCGCTAAATGCGAGGCAACAACACCAGTATCGACAACCGTAGAACTGTCTTTGTCGATGTAGGCATTAATAATTTCTTGAAGCCTGGCTTTAGCGTCAGCAGCCATTAAGTATTTTCCTCACTTTGTAAACTGATCTTAGCAGCTTTCTTCTCTTTCTTTTCTTGTAGCCAACGCTTAAAGAAAGCTAGTTCTCCCTCGGTATGTAGCTCTGGATGTTCCAGGGCTTGTTTAACTAGCTTTTTCTTTTTCATCAGGAAACAAATTTATTTTGGAAGCCGGTGGGCATTTGTCCGTACTGAGGACCTGCGTAAAATTGATTGTTTACTAGCCCTGCCATATTACCTACATCACCTGGCAGACCACCATAAGCAAGTGGAAGTTGGGGACCTGCGCCAGGCATGATCCCACGACGTAGCAGCTCATCATTTAGCTGTTGATTTTGCTGCGTACCACCTTCATAAAGGCGCTTCAGTTGCTCACCTGATCTGCCGCCTAATGCACCAGGGCGTTTATTAATTTCAAAGCTTGGGCCACCGGCAATCATGCCTGCTTCGTTGCCCATGAATCCGCCGTAATAACCAGCCATGTCAATCCTCTAAGATTTCATATCCCGACATTTCATTTAGTCTACTCAATACAACTCCATCTCCTTTAATATTCCACTCAAGAATATCGTCCTCTTCCCAGCCCAATTCCTCAATCAGGTCGTCGGGAAACGTGATGAACAAATCACCGTTGTCATCTTCCTGGACCTCAAGAATGTAGCTCATTTTGCCAAAAGCTTTTCCATAAGCTTATCAAGCTTAATATTGATTTGCTTAAAGTTGTCGTGCATTGTTTGAATTTCTCTTAAAAAATCAACTTTTAACACGTACTCCAAAGGCATTCTATTGACATTCTCTTCAAGTGATTTGATTTTTTCATCTTGTCGATGCATTTCTTCTTGCACGTCTCTAACGCGTTCATATGCACGGCTTAAAAATTTATTCATAACCCAGCTCGCGCCTGTTACAGCAGAGCCAACCGCCGTTATGACTAAGGCGAGATACTCGGGACCCACTTGACCAAAGCTTTTTTACCATTCTAATTTTAGTAATCAAACTGTAATTGACTTTTTTTAGACAGTCCGGTAACAAGCCAGACCAATGCATCTACCGTATCGTCGTGACTACTAACACCAAAGTTTGTGAGTTCTTCAAACATATTTGTGAAATTACGGTAGCGGTTAAAGATGATTTTACGATCTTCAAACATGCCCATGATTCCACGGAAACGGGCCAGTTTGTCGGCGCGGAATCCTTTAACAGGATGCCAAATTAAGTTATAAAGACCTTCACCGTTTAAACACACACGTTTGAAGTCAGCCTCCAGGGACGCCTGGTACTGTACCGCCTCGCTCCATACGTCACAGGTTGAATATGTTGGGAAGTAATTACCATTCTCATCTTTTCCAAGTACGCACCAGTCATTGAGAAGCTCTTTAAGGGCATCTAGTTTTTCAAGGTTGCCCATTACACGCATACGGCGATAATCAATAATATGGATAGTATCGCCAATACGACCGCCCAAAACAAATACGGTGTAATCATTTTTCTCTTTCGTTCCAGCAGATAGATCAACCCCTACGCCTAGCGCATCAAACTCTGTTGCAATTTCAGCTTTAACAAGTAGTTCTGGAGCAAGGGAAAGTTCGTTTTGACGAACAATTTGATTCATGTACTGAAAAGAAAAAGCAATAGGAGCTTGTCTTTTCTTTTCTTTTAGGTAGTCCAATGACCACATTTCTGGCCAATAGGATTCTTCCTCGCCCGTAATTTCATTATTAAGAATGGCCGAAAGAACAATTTGAGACCAATTATTTTGCGTATTAAAAGTTGTCGCATGTACATCATCATGGCGGAAGCGTGTACCAAGGCAAATGGCCCGTCCACCTTCAAACATGGTGGGTGCGATCACTGCATTCCAGTTGTCCTGCATGATCTTGCGGATATCTGGATTTGCAATGTCAGATGCCGATTTGATCGGGTCATCGATAATACAGTTCAAAACATTGAGACCATTGGCAATAAAATTATGGTCTTTATGATTTACTTCAAGGTCATAGACATACTCCTCTCGATCGCTAAAGTACTCAACTCGGGAAATGGGCTCGGCCTCCCAGCTTTGTCTGTTATCTGGTGATGGGCCACATGGCACTGACGACACAACGTAATCAAATTGCTGAGGATATTGTTTGTTCTCTGGTGATCTATATGGTGAACACAAAGATTTGTCCTCGTGGTATCGTTTTTTAAGGACAACTTTTTTTCCGTCGTACCACATCCCGCGCACATAAAATTGTCCCTCTGCAAAATTAACGGGCGCAACTTTTTGAAGTCGTTGGTCAAGCACCCATGTCGATAATTGCTGTTTCCGGTTTTTTGCATCCGCCTGGAGTGAAGAGCATTCGCACACTCCTTGGAGCAACATGTTGTGCGTTTGCTTAAAGGACGAAATTGCCCCTGGCAATATTGACAAGTTTTCAGTGGAAGAGTTCTTCTTGTTGCACCGGCGCATTGATGGCTGCAATGTATAACAAGAGGATTCTGCGATAAACGTTGAGAAAGCCTGCTGGACGTTACGCTGAACATTTTCAGGCAAGTAGGACATTCCAGCTCGACTTGAAATCCTTGAGTCGTTTTGTAACAAGCTTCGCAAATGCGTTGTGTTTTTCTTTTTATTTTGCCGCAAGCTAAGCATGTTTTGATTTTGTTTCCCGCTGGAAAACTTGACAAGGACATCCCCTGTACCAAGATCTCCTGCCCTTTTTTGCCTTCCGTCCGCCGTAACGAAAGGGTGCTCGGGAGTTGCGTAAATTTGATTGTTAGAGGCTGTTGTAAGCTCAACAATTCCTTTGGCACGACGTTTTGTAACTGCTGCCACGTCGCTCCAATCAATTTGATTTGTGGTTGAGTTTCTAACTGCAACTTTGTATTGATTTGGGTTTTCATAAAGCAAAGAAATTGGCACGTTGCCAACGTGTGTCTTCACTAGTGTATCGCCGGTTAAGCAGAGATGCGAACGTTTTGAGGTCACAGAGCCTTTAAGACCCGCTGCACAAAGCGTAAACTGTTCGTCACCTGTAGTATCAATACCTGCAAATTTATGATCAATTGACCAGTACTCATTACTAGTTACGTTTTTCAGAAGTTTGACCGACGGAAAAACTTCTTGATATCTTTTACTCTCAATGATCCGCTTAATAGTTGCTGATTTAGATCGCGCAATGTCAACGGTATATGACAAATAAAGAATTTGGAGTGGTTTCTTGGCTGTTGTGTGAACACCAATAGCCCATGCTGTAAACAAACCAAGGACTGTACTTTTTGCCGAGCCCCTGGGACCCAATAGATCAATATTGGGCCCTGCAATTTTAATAAGACAGGAACTATCTTCGTTTGTTACCAGCTTTCGGTTCCACTCTTTGTGGTGATTTGCAGGTGGTTTGTCAGCAACGTACTCACAAAAGTAGTTGAAATCTTCTCTGGCTTTTTGTAAAAACTCTTCGTTATTGCTTTTGCGTACTTTGTGATTCTTGGCTGCCGCCTGAGCATTACGCCGATAAGCAAGATGAAGATGAGAAGGCGCCATATGTATTCAGCTTTGCCTGAATACTAGCCTACTTCTTGTTTTTACGTTTTTGTTCTTGATACTGCTTGGCTTTTTCAAGAGCAGCTTTACGCTTTTCTTTATCGTCCATCTCAGTGCCATCTTCTTTCTTGGCTTCTTTTTTCTTGAAGTGCTCAAGAAGTTGTGGCGGCATTTTACCTTTAGACATTTAATTAAAAAGAACGATGGGACGTGCCTGTACCAAATTTAATTCCTGGACGATCCGTATCCGGGCGAACCTCACGAGACGGCTGCGCGGGCCCACGAAGAGTGTTTTCTGTTGGGCTGGGACGAATACCAGCACCTGGCGTAACCGGGCGTTTAGAGCCCGCTAGGGGGATCTGAGAGCGTGAAGCACCCATTACTTATAGGGTTTTAATTATTTTAAGTTACCTATTCGTCAAGTTGCATCTTGGCCCACACGCTCATCGATGCTTCATGCAACGGGCCTTCAATTGGATCATCTTTAAATATGGCCATGAGTTCACGCATGGCTCGGTCAGCACCAGCCATCAATAATCCTTTGCGATCTTTTAAAGAAGTAAATGATTCTACTTGTGCAATTGTGCTGCGCAATTCTTTTTGCATGGCAGCAATACGCGCAACACCTACGTCGCGTTTTACCACGTAATTTTCGATATCTTCCCTGAGCTTTCTGATGTCTTCTTGCATCTCTCCGATTTCTGTTAGGAGAGTTTTGCGGTGATCAGGCTTAGGATAATTTTGTTTTAACCAGGCGTTACAGTAAGAGATCTCACCGCGATAACCAAGGAATCGCGCATAAAGATAGCACTCGACAACGGAGTAATTATCTTTAACAAAACAAAGGAATGATTCCTGGGTAGAAGAATCGAGATTATCTACCCAAGATTCAAAAATTTTAGAATCTATATCCTCGTTGGGACTGCTGGTAATCCCGCTCTTCATCTCGCTGTTTGAACTCTTGGGCTTGAGATACTCCTGCCCGAGTTTCTTCTGCTCCTTTTGAGATGGTTGCACGTTCTTGCTCTCCTTTGTATTTGGCTGCTTTTTCGCCAAATTCAGCGCCAAGCTCTAAAGTAGCACGTGCTTCATCTGTATTGCCGCCGTAATAACGATCTGCAGCTTCTTGTTTTAGACGCGATTTAGTTGCGTCATCAAGGCTGGTGTCTGCATCAATATCAGAAATGCGGCTTTGATATTCGCCACGATTTTTTTGATAGTTGTATGCAGCACCAGCGGCGTCGCGATATGCCTGCAGCCGTTCTTCGTCGGTCATTTGAAAAGAATTAGAAGTTGCTCATCATGCCAGCAAGACCACCTGTCATGATGTCACGACGGCCTTCCACGGACTTTTGGCGTTGCTGTTTCATTTTAGAACTTTCAAGACGACCCAAAAGTCCTTCAAATTCGCCCATGTCAAAGCTAGAAGGAGTGTAAGCAGATTCAAACAAACGCTTACGTTGTTCCGCTTTGGTTGCTTCATCAACACCACCAGCCGCGTTGATTTCACCAAGGAGGCGATTATATTCTGCCGAAGACATTGGCATAGCTTTAATCCTTATTTATTTAACGGACTAGATAAATTATAGCAATCTGGATCTAATTTATTACCAGAAACCAGATGCAAGTGATCCGTAGATGTTTGTCTTGGAAGAAATTTCCGCAACTTCACGGGTACCTTTGTTTTTAATTTTTTGAATGTCAGAATCAATTTGACCCTGTAGCTTTGTTAAACCTGCGTTGTATGCAAACTCATCTCGTTGCCGAGATTTCTGTTGCATTTGCTCAATTTCAGCAACGCTACCAGTGAATGAATCTGGGAGCGCACCAAATTTCAAGCCAACTGTTTTCTGAAGGTCTTCATCAAGAGTTGGAGAGAATGCTCCGCCAGTAGAAATGGTATAGCGTCCAGTGCTCTTATACCAATCTGGAGCACCATCTGTGCCTTTTACTAATTGTTTTTCGCCAGGTCCAAAGTAACTGCGATAGTAATTTTCTAGGTAGCTACCGCCGACTTTCTCCTTGTATTCATCACTGGATTTGAGTGATGTTGCAATTGCATCAAGATCAAGCTTGCCACCTGATTTTTGAATTTCACCAAGACGAGTATCAAGTTCTTGTTGCGATGCTTTGCGCCCCAAAAGATCCTGAAACGCACGTTGTACAAGTGTTTCGCGTTGCTGTGGTAACTGCTCTAATTGATATTGTTCAATTCCAGCAAGCTGACCAGAAATGTCGCCCGCTTCAAGCCCGTATTTTTGTTGATATTTTTCTAGCTCTTCTTTGGCTCGGTCAGCAGTTAAGGCTCCAGCCTTAAGTTGTTGCTGATAAATATTAGAATATTGACCCAGGTTTTTAATGCCTGTTGAACGCAAGTTGGCTTTACGTGTTGCCTCTGCAGCCTCTTCTTGAGTTTTTTTATCCCTTGCGTATTGAATATCTCTTGCAAGTTCAGCGTAATACGCACGCTGTTCTGCGCTTTCCTGAGGAGCTTGTACAGTTGTGCGTCCGCCGCCACCCATTTGTTTTCTCTATTTCTTTAATCTATTTTATGCTGTTTGCATCTAGGCTAAATAAGCTGGATTTGAATAACGAGATGAATTAAATACTGGCGCACCAAACATTGCATCGGTGATAGCACGGCGTTTCACTGCAAGTTCAGCTAATGCACCAGAGCGTCGCCGTGCAGATAGCTCACGGGCTTCTGGAGAAAGCTCATCTCTAAATTGTTGTTGACGCTCTTCCGAGCGAAGAAACCTTTCTTGCGGTTCAAAGAAAAGATTTTCGTATTCCCGTGCACGTTTTTGAAGTTGGTATTGATACTCAGGAGCGGCAATCGTATTCCATTGATTTGATTGTGCACCACGAAAGGCTGCTTGCTTAGCCGCTTCGGCTTGCATCTTGCCCAGGTCAGCAGCTAATTGGCGATTCAGAGCTTCCTGCCTACCGCCAAAGATACCACCAAGTACACTGCTGCCTAACGAAGCCGCAGCCATGAATGGAAATGCCATACCTGATGCTCCTGCAGTGCCCTTTGCTGCGTCTAAACTTTTAATGCCACTGAGTTTTAAATTAGCTCCAGTGCCAAAATCTATTCCCGAAAATGGGGAACCACTGAAACTATTATAGAACTCATCACCTCTTGCCATTTAACAAATTAAAAATAACGTTGTCCAACTTGGGGGGCAACACGGGGCACTGCTTGTAAACCGGCAAGGTAAGCATTGCCGACATTACCAACAGCTTGGCCAAGATAATCGGGACTTACACCGTAACCACCAAATGCGGCACGTGCAGCTTGTCCCAAGTTCCCAATAATGTCATTGGTCATGCGATATTTCATCTGCTGCTCACCACGTGCTTTATCAAAAGCAAGTTGCTGGTCCAATAATTGTTTGCGACCTTCAGGGGTGTTCATCCATCGGTTTTGCTCTAGCATTCCACCTATGTATTCTGTAAGCTTTGCATCCGGATCAAGCTGTTTATTATAAGACTCACGAAGCCAAGCTTTTTCTTCTGGCGAAGCATTTTTATATTCTTCTGATCCAAACAATCCTGGAATGCTGCTAAAAGCTCCCATGTAGGTACCAGCGGTTTTAAAACCTGTTTGAGGTTTTGGTACGGGCATGATGGTCATGTAAATCTCCTATCAGCCCATAGGACCGCGAATAGCGCCCGTCTGAAGCACAGAGGCAGCGTAGGGATTAGAGGTAAGCATTTGGCCTGTCAGGGCACCACCAACATTCATGGCTTGACCAGCAAGTTGCATGCCACCAAGATTGCGCTGCAGTTGGGCAGTAAGACCAGCGAGTTGTTGGTTCATCTGCATCTGACGACCCACGTCACGATCCTTCATCTTATTCACCACCTGGAAGCTACGCTCCATGGCTTCAGCGGGAATGTTGACCCCCATCTGCTTCAGCATGTTGATATTGTTAATCTCTTGCTGGGACATGCCACCCAGGCCAGCTTCTTTACCTGTGCCAGCAGCGGTGCCTGCTTCACGTTGAGCACCTGCAACTGCAGAGGCTGCATCACTTACTGCAGCTTGCGTACCACCAACTAATTGACCGCCAAGAGCAGCAGTGCCCTTGCCAAGTTGGGCACCAAGGCTACCACCAAGGAGGCTACCGCCTACTTGAAGAGCGCCGCGAAGAACTGGATTAGGAACAGCAGCGCCAAGGCCACCGAGAAGTTTACCTGCAACAACGGTACCTGCCGTAGCACCAATGCCACCTGCAATATCACCTTGTGCAAACTGCCCCACTGCAGCACCTGCGCCTGCACCGTACCTAGCAAAGCGGGAGTCAGGGAAACCGCCAAGTAGGTTCATTAAGTTTTGAAAAAGTCCCGGATCTGCCGACGTAGTCCCAGGGGGCAGTTGGGGTGTACCTTGGGCCATGAATACGTATTATTTTCTTGGTACCTTAATTTTATCAGCTTATATTTTGATCGTACTGAGAAGTAGAAGGATAGGTAGGCCGATTGGCACGAGCAATGACTTCATTGGTTACATTACCAATAAGTATGCCGCCAACAGAACCAGCAAGACCTGCTGCTGCACCACGGGCTAAACGTTGTGCTGGAGTACCTGTTCGCGGGATTTGTGCATCGCGTTTTAATGATGCTTTGGCTGCAATAGATCCACCAGCAAATCCGGCCACCATTGGAATACCCATTGGGAAACCAAGCATCCGTACCTCGGGCTTACCTTCAAGGTTTTCCATGGTGCCTTTGATAACACCAAGTCCAAGCAAGCCTTTGTCTTGGTACAGAAAACGTTGATAATTACTGTAACGCTCTGGTGTTAAGTCGGGAATTTCTTTTTTAGCTGTTTCATATTTCAATGGATCACCAGTGCGTCCCAGGAAGAAACGCTCAAACATTTCAGCACCTGGTTGTGTTGTAGTACGGCGATCATCTGAACCAACTTCTGCATAACGTTGGGCATAACCCCTGGGCCTGAATTGTTCCTCGGGATTTGTAATGTCATACGTACCAGCGACAGCGATAGCTGGTAGGCCGATACTTGCTCTGACTAATGCTTGACCTGTGGGAGATTTTGTGTAATCTCCCATGTACTTATCACTGACTGCTTGGGAAAGAGCAACAGGATGGTTAAGACGCCAAAAATAAGTACGCGTTCCATCATTAGCAACGTCCACCAAGAGACGCGATGAATAAGCACCAAGGAATTCAACCGGATCTTTCTTAAAAGCAACACCTTGTCCTCTGACGGCTTGGCGATAGCGAGGATCAAGAATACTTTGACCGTAACCCGTATTGCGAATTAGTTGGCGTTGAGCAGCATC